GTATCACCACGAGTGATAATTAGGTCTTGGTCAGCGGGTTGAGCCATACAGCAAAGATTGTAGCACTAAAGAGGTGCTGGCGTTCCTTCAATTGGGTGGCGTGAAGTAGCCAACTGCTCAACAGCATGGCAGCCGTCAATCGTTTTAGGTTGCAAACCTTCTTTGCGGAGACGCTTATATGCAGGCATGTCTTTGTTCCAGTTCTTTTCACGCTGGTTAGTAGAAGCAACCGATTCACCCTTAGTGGTGGTGGAGTTAGACCCCATTTGTACCCCCGCTACTCGGCATCCGAAACAACCCTCAACATCCAAACCTGGATGTGTTTCCCTATGCTTCAATGTAGTCTCCATATCCCGCAGCGATTAGGTCTGTTTCTTCTTGTGCCGTGATTGTGTGGATGTGACCACCGTGGTAGGTGATAGCAATGTCATCGGGGTAGGCAGGTTGGTACTCGGTAAACGAACCATCTGTCATTTTAAATACATTTCGTCCACGGGCACCTGGTCTTAAGACAGCCAAGATACCTCTGTCCCCTGGTAAAGCCCAGTTAACAAGATTATCTGTGGGCGGCTTAAAGGTAGTCATGTCTTAAGAATAGCAAAAGCCCCCACCTTTCGGCAGGGGCTTCCGCTAAATTCCTTGTCGGGAATTATTAGGAGTTGTTTGTACCAATGCTCGAAGATGATTCGATGCGACGCAATGCTTCCTGACGGAATACTGAGTAACCAACGAAGTGCTTCCAACCAACTGGACGGAAACGCTGCAAGAGGTCTTGGATTGTTCCGTACACGATTGTTGGCTGTGAACCGTACTCGCCACCCATAGATACAGCCTTGGCAAGAGCCTGCTGTCCCATGATGAGGGTTCCGTATGAGTCACCTGTGCCAGCGGCACCTGCACCGTTGAAAGCGTTTTCGAACAGAGGCGCACGTGGCGACTCCATGAAGCGTACGCCTTCAAACATACCAATTTCACCGTTGTAAAGAGGCATTGCATTGGTGTACTTGTATGAGTCACGCCAACCTGATGCGTCTGTAATACCACGAAGGTCATACGAAACATCTGGATGGATGAAACCGACATAGTTGCCACCAATTGTTGGAACATTCGCTCCACGCAATTGTGCAACAGCACGACGAACATCTTTAGCGGTAAGCGTCTGGTCGGTCTTCATTGTCAAACGAGTGGTAGCAGTTTGTGCGCCACCCGTTGCGTAAATAACATTCGTTCCAGCCTGGATAGCATTACGAGCGATGGTGTCAATTGACAAACCAGCGTTGTAACCAACAGCGTTAGCGGCTACTGGGTCTACAGGAAGGAAAGACGATGCACGCAATTTAGCGGTTGTTACCGTTGCGTTACCGTATTCTTGTAGGGTCACTGTAACCTGGCTATCGCTCATTGCGACTGGGGTTACATCTTCTGCTTCACCAAGAGCAGTGGTTGCTGCTGCAAGGTCTGCGAAGACTGTGAACTTGACGGATGCACCTGGATTGGTTGCGTTTGTTGCTTGAACATCTGCGAACTGGTCAAAGTACATTTCTGGACGAAGGGCAAAGTATGCCAACTTCTCAAAGGCAACCTGGTCTACAGAGAGAGCAGATGTACCTGTTGTTGCTGCGAAAATATCAGCCATTTTGGGTTTTCCTTTTGGGGATTGAGGGGTTAGTTGTTAACCAAGGTTGACACCTTGGGCTTGCGCCTCTGCAAAAATCTCTGAAACTTCTTCTGCTGACGATGCGTCCCTGATTCGTTTAATCCAAGATGGTCCTTCAGATGCAGTCTCGGCTCCAGCGGCAATCCTATTGGACTGCTGCCATGCTGCCTTGTCTGGGTCTACCTGGACAGGTTGGGGTGTAATCAGTTGTGCTTCTTCTGCGGCTGCCCTGATTGCTTCTGGGGTTAAGTCACCGTCGTATCCTTTAACGAAATACTTGGCTTGTGGTGAAGCGGGGTCTATCCCTGCTTTTGCAAAAGCCAACTCTCGTTGGGTTACTGCGAACTCTGCAACTTGTTTGCGTAGTTCTTTGGCTTCCTTTTCCAGTTGCTTCATCCTTGCACGAACTGGGTTCGTTTCAGATGCTGGCTGGTCGTAGTCGTCTTCGTTGAAATCATCTTCAAAGTTTGACATATGGCACTCTCCTTAAGTCCACATCACAACGGAGGGCTGTGATGGCTACATATTTACACCCCGTTTTACAATCGCTAACTAGGGGGGCTGTTAGCAATGTCTCCCCATCGGGGTCAAGACTTAAGTTAGCACATTGTTTTGTTGTGTGCTACTGCCCTACTGTGCCTAAACCTATGTTGCCTGTTTGACTGGCAAGTAGTGAACCACCCTGTTGGAACTCTGCGGTGCGTTTCCGTTTACGGGCTTCAATGGCTTGACGAGCAGCAGCATTAGTTCCAAAGGTGCCAGCAATTTGTTGTTCTTGGCTGATGGCTTGCTGACCTGATGCTGCTTCAGCAGTGGTTGTGGCAAATAGTTGCTGCTGGTTTTGGATGTCCATAAACCCAGTTTGAGCCATCCCAGGTGTCACCCCTTGGGCTGCTAGTTCTTCTGCTGTTCCCATGCCAAGTTGGATACCTGCTTGTGTTTGACCTTGGGCTGCAATTTGTGCTGCGCTGATTTGGCGACCAAATAGTTCTGCGTTCTTTTTGCGTCCAATGATGTCAGTGGCAGTTGTTGGGTCAAGGAAGTAGGCAGCAAGGTCTTTGTCTGTGATGCCGTAAAGACTTGCTAGTTGGTCTTTAACTGCTTGGGGTGCCCGTTGTGCTGCTTGGTATCCTTGTGAGATACGAGCGTCAAGTTCTGTTACCCCTACATCGCTGCCTATAAATTTTGCTAGGTCACCCTGTGAATCGTAAAACCCTACAGGCATGCCTCTCTCCTGGAGCCGTGCAATATAGTCTTGTTCTTGCTGTATATATTCGGCTGGTTTCAAACGACGAAGACCATTCTTCTCACGAATATCGTTGCCTGAAAAGCGAACCTTGATGGCATCTTGGGCATCTTTATTTGAATCAATATAGTTAGACAATTGGTCTACATTGGTTACATCAATAGTTGGATTAATATTTGCTTTATCCAAAATATCGTAAAGAAAATCAAGACCAAGTGTCTTCAATGTTTTTTGTAGGTCTGCTGGGGTAGCCATCAACGAACCTTACCAAACATAGTTTCAATATTTTTGATAATGCTGTCATAACCAGACTGGGCTTCTTTGGTTTGTTTCCACTCTGGCAAGTTACGAAGATAACCAGACCACTCAGTTGAGTTCATCAAACGAGGCTCATTGCTTTTAGGGTCATGAAATGTCAAAAGAGGTTTAAATTTATCGGCAGTGAAATCAATAGACGAATCATCAACACCAAGGGTTTGCGCTGCAATAGAACGATAAGAAGAAACAGAATCATCAAGGGTCCCACTATCCAACTGTTTAGACAAAGAAGGATAAAGACTCTTAGCCTGCTGACGGAACGAAGCAGTTATCTGTTCGTTGCTCATCTCGCCTCGCATTTGTGCTTGCAGGTAACCTTCTACTTGGGCTGGGGTTAAAGTAATACCATACTTTTTTGCTAAATCACGCACACCCGCAGCAGTGTTACCTGTCTGTAAAACAGTAGGTGCCTTTTCGCCAGGGGCAGACGGCGCACCAGTGTCAACAGATGTTGGTGTACCAGTAGAAGCCCTAGTAGTAATATTTTTCTTAACTTCATCAGTGATTGTGTTGTCATCCCAACCACCCTTTAAAGCAGATGCAGCAAGACCAGATGCTTGTGCGTCAGTTAAATCAAAACCAACCGTTTTAGCAATAGACTTAATATTCTTTTCTTTAGTGGAGATAAGGTCAAGATAAGACCTATCTTTAGTAGTTGTACCTTTAAGGTAATCATACTCACCAACTTGTAAACCTAAACCCCATTTAGAATTACGAACACTTGTAGAAATAGTGTCAGTAGGGATATCCTTAATATAACCATTACGAATAATTTCAGCAACTTCAGGGTTTGATTCATAAATATTTACAAGCCACCCAAATTTTTCGGTAATATAACTATCCCATTTATCTGAAGAAATAAAAGCAGTACGAGTATCAGAACAACGGGTATTCTCTACAACCTTTAAACGATTTTTGTAACTCTCACCATCTTTTTTTAACCTGCCATTGTCGGTAAGGTAATTATCTATTGTTGTATATTTCTTATTGAGGCGTTTGTTGGCATCTGCAAGAATTTGTTTATCTGTTGGGGTAGCCATTTTTATTGTCCTTTACTAAAGGCTTTGTCAATGGCAGTAAAGATACTGTCCATCTTTTGAACATTAACTTCATTACCAAAATCTTGTTTGAATTTACTTTGTGCAAATGTTGTTGGGTCTGGGTTTTGAACTGCTACACCACCAGCAGCAAAATCTTTTTGGTAACCAATTTCTTTAGCCTGGTATGCCTCAACCATGCGATTGATGTCGCCTTCACCAAGACCGTGACCTAGTGATTCTTGGGCTGCTT